GTGCCTAAGTTGTGCGTAATTGTGTAAGAAGTGGCGGCGCCATCTCCAACATTTGCGGCGTACTTAGTAACAACAACTGCCGTATCAATGGCAACTGTGTTTGTTAATACAGTAATACCAGCGCCAGCGCCTACTGCCAAATCAGAAGCAACGTTTAAGCCTGATGTAGTGGCAAGTTTAATTGCCGCGCCATTTGAACTGGTCTGTAAGCCTTTTCCGCTTTCAGGCGCAAAAGAAAATACAGAGCCAGTAAGAAGAACGCCATTATTTGCTGTATATGTGCCAGCGCCTGAGAACTGCGCCCAAACAATATTAGTAGAGCCAAGAGTTACTGGCGCGTTATTGGTACAAACCCAACCAGTATCGGCATTAACTGTGCCTTGTTCTACGAATACATAGGCACTTGGAAATTCTGAACCCAAATCCATATCTGTTGAACGTGTTGGCGCGCCACTCGCATTAACTGTATAAATGCCGTTTACTGTTGCGTCTGTTTGATTCTTAATGAGAATACGATTGCCAGTTGCGAGAGTTACGCCATCAAGTGTTTGTCCATTAGCAAAAGCAGTTGCCAATGTTCCATTAGTTGTTGTTGCGGCTACTACTGACGCCTTTGTATCTAATCCTTGCGCAACTGAATCTACATAACCTTTATTTGCCGCGTCTGTATCGGCAGATGGCGTATCAAGTCCAGTAATCTTGTTTGCGCCCATTGCGATAGCGCCTGACATTGTGCCGCCAGTTTTTGGCAACATTAAATCGGCATATGCCTTTGTTGCTGCGTCTTGCGCTGATGTTGGGTCGCCTAAGTTTGTAATCTTGTAAGTAGCCCAAGAAATGTTTGCTGTTGGAACTAACGCGTGTGTGTGGTCCTCTTTAGATGGCACACTTGCTGAACCAGCCGCGCCAGTTACGCCAGCAACATTGTTTGGTGTTGATGTGCCTAATGATGGCGTTCCGTGTGTGTGGTCGGCACGTGCGTAGTTAGTAGATGAACCATTTCCGCTAGTTAATCCATAAGATGTTTCCGCAGTAACTGTGCCAAAAGCATTTGCCTGTTGCCAAGAAGAACCATTTGAATAATAAAATAAATAATTATCTGTTGCGTAATAAATAGTGCCTGTATCTACTGACGCGGCGGCTGGACGTGCCGCTAATGTGCCTGATACAACAGCGTTGCCTGCTACTTCCCAACGTGTGCCATTGTAAATATAAAGTTGGTTATCCGTTGTGTTGTAATAAACCTGACCTGCTAATGGCGTTGCTGGCGCTGTGGCAAGGTTTTGAATTACGGCATTTTGTAATTCGTTTTTGTTTAAATCAATGCTAACTAAAAATTTGCGGCTCATTGTTTTCTCCTATATCACATACGCCGTGCCAGTAAAGGCACTCGTAAAGGTTATCACCATTTGGTTTTTACTTGGGTAACTAAATGTGCCTTCACATTGTGTTCCTGCCGAATCTAAAACCACCGCAGTAGGCTCGCCGCCTAATCCGTGATTGATTGTCCAAACGGCACTTGCTGTTGCTTGTACGTACGTGTAAAAAATTGCCGCGGTATCGCCACTTGGGCCTTGTGGACCAGGTGCCGTTACTATGACAGTTGGAATAACTGGCTGAACAACAATTAAATCATCACTCATCTTGTTATCTCCGCACTCACTAGAATTTGCCCTTGCGCCACTCTTGTCACAATGCCTGTTGCTGTTTGCGTTATTTCAAGGTCATAATAGTAGTAACCCTCATCAATAGCACGTGTTTGCGTTGCCGTTGCGTGAATGGCAATTGTGCCAGTTAAAGCCGTAATTGCTATGCCACTATTGGCTGTTGTAAGCGTTAATGCCGCCGTTGTGTCAGTTGGAAGCGAGCGCAACTGTAATGCCGCCGTGTAGCCAGTTAGGTTTACTGGCGCATATGCCACTCCGCCTGATATGTAAGTGCCAGTTGAAGGGTTTGTAATTGTAAATTGGCTAGATGTGCGTGTAACAACTGCCACGTTCTGTAAATTGTATTGGCTTGGAATAACGCCTTCAATAGAAACTAATTGTGCTACAGCAAAAGCATTGACCGCAGTTACTGTAACAGTAGTGCCGTTTGCCGTGATGTTTGTAATTGTAGTTGGCTGATTGTAAATAAAATTAATGTACCAATCGGCGCCTTGGTCAATCGTGGTGTTATATGTGATTGCCATTATTCCCCTAACTTACCGCCACATCTTGAACATATTGTGGCATTTTTATTTGCTGGCATACTACATTTCAAACAGAACTTTGCCAACGCCGCAAGCGCAATCATACTTGAACCGCCGCTGTTTAACTCTGTAAGTGCCCACACCAGCGCGTCTAATCTATCAGGCGATTCATTGCTCAATGGCGTCCATTCGCACATTTGATTCTCTAATTCCTCAAAATAGCCAACGTGATGAACTCTGCCTTGTTCATACAGCGCACTAATTGGCTCGGCGCGCAATTGTTTGCCTCTTGTGGCTGTTACTTTCTTAACTGGCACAGATACATCAATTTGCTTTAAGACCAAAATAACCATATCGCCGCCGTTATTTGTTTCAGCAATAATCTTGTCCGCGTTTAGTTCGTGATACAGATTAACCGCTTGACGCGCCCACGTATCAGGCGTTGCGCGTAACGTTTTGTCCGATAGCACGTAATAGTTGCCTGTATGGTCAATGCCAGCCGCCACAATGCCTGTTTCATCTGACGTAGTGTTGCTTGTAACGGCTGGGTCAATCGCCACAACTATGCGAACCATTGGCGGTGCCGCTGTAACGCGTGCCTCTTCAATCATCTGCCGCGTCCATAAAGCGCCTTCTACGTCATCAAGTATTTCGCCGTATAACTCTTGCCGTCCAAGCCGTGTGTTCTCGTAACGCAACTTTAGTTCAGCAAGTGCGCTCGCGGCTAAGTTGGCGGCATTATCGAACGTTGAGCCGCGCACTACGCGTACGCCATCACGTGTAATTAAGTCTTTGATTAACTTAGTAGGGCGTGGCGTTGTTGTAACAATTGTTTGTGGGTGTTCGCCAAGGCGCAAGCCAAATTGGTATTGGTCCCACGCTTCGGGGTGCTTGAACGCCGCTAACTCATCAAACCAACCCCCGTGAAATTGTGGCCCACGAAATCTGTCGGGTTCTTCGCCACTAAATAACTTAATGCGTGAGCCGTTAGTTAGAAATATTTCGCCAATACTTCTGTTGTAATCTTTTAATGTGCCGTATTCGCGCAACACGCGCACAATGCCCGATTCGCCTTCTGCGCACGTATCGCGCACATCGCCATATGTAGGCGCCGCAATAGCCCATCTAGTCTTTGGATTGCTACTAGCCTGCCACGCAAGCCATTCAGCCGCTGTTCTAGTCTTGCCAGCGCCACGTCCTGCCAAATAAACCCAAGTTGTCCAAGATTTATCGTTAGTTGGTAATTGTTCCGTTCTCGCCAGTTGATGACTCCATCTGACGTGGCGGCTCGCTATCAAGGAGAGCGACAAGTCGTGCGACTTCGGAATCAATTGTTGTGCTGTCATAATTAGTTACCTCAATCTGCGCCTTTGTTGGCATATCTAAGCCAAGCAATTTGGCTCGCCTTTCCATAATGCGCACTAACGCTTGAACGCCACGCGCTCTATCTTCTGGCGTTGCGCCGTTAATAATGTCGCCCCATATTGCCGCCTGAGCAATATCAAGTCTGTCCATCTCAACGTTGCGCGTTTCCGCCACTTCTGAATACACAATCCGATTACAAGCCGTTTGATAAGCCTTGTACGCGCCGCTGGCGCTCGCATAGCCAAGCCGTGTAGCGATTAGGTCAAACGTGAAGCCGCCGCGCCGCATTTCAAGCACTTTGGCTTCTTTCTCTAACGTGGCAGGATTTAGTTTGCTTTTCTTAGCCGCCATTAATCAGCCTTTCTTAATAACGCCGTTACTACATACAAAATGGATATGCCGTGTAATGTTTCTTTGTAACTGAGTGCGTATATATCGCCAGCAAGTAGCATTACAAACCAAGCGACAGCAAGAACGCCAATTGCCGCACTAATAAAACCAGTTAAGTATTTCATTACACGCCTTTCACTAGAGCAATTGCCATCTTCATTAAACCAATCTCGTCTGCTGTTTCGCACATAGATAATATTCGGCGTTCTAGTTCTGCCGCTATCTCACGCCGTAACTCATCTTCGTTGGCGTTTAATTCAGCGTTACCAAAATGCCTATCTTTACTCACTCTAATTCAATGCCTCGCCGCGCAATGTGCGCCGCTATTTGTAGTCCAGC